ATGTGTTGCACGCCAGAAACGATGGTATTGAAAATGCCGCCCCAATCGACTGATCTAATGGCGTTCACAATACGGCCGGAAATTCCGTTTCCCATGCTGTTAGATGAAAACCAACTTGTGAGTGATGCAAACGCGCCGCCCCAATCAACCGATTTTATAGAATTAACAATTCCGTTTCCAATACCACTTGCTCCTGATACAATAGAGGCCCAAACCCCACCCCAATCGACCGATCTAATGGCATTGGCTATTCCCGTTCCAATCGCGGTTGCGCCTGCTGCTATAGTTGTCCATGCGCCGCCCCAATCAACCGCTTTTAAATTTGCGACCCCTTCATTCCAAATATTTTTTAGCGCGTCGCCTATTTTTGAAGCACCGGATACTATGCTATCCCATATAGCACCCCAATCAACATCTTTAAGATAGTTGTATGCTTCAGTAAAAATATTTTTTAAGTCTGTCCCAACAGTCCGTAACCCATTAACTATTGCGGTTCCAATAGAACCCCAATCAACGCCTTTAAGGAAATTAAGTGCCTCTGTTGCGGCATTTTTTATTCCTGCCAATGTTTCTGTTCCAATCTTACTGAGGATGCCGCCCCAATCCATAGCTCTTAGTGAATTGTATGCGCCCACAAAGCCGGTTTTGATCTCATTAATTGCGCCGGTAATGTTGCCCTTTGTTAAATCGCTAAATGCGGTGGATAAATGACCACCTAATGTTTGAACAATTGGGATAATCTGCCCTATGGTATCCCTAAACGTGCCGGAACCAAGCGATGCTGCTGCGATTGCGCCACCTACTGCAACCATTCCTGCGACCACAGGAATTGCCAGCGGCCCCAAGCCACCTAATACTGAACCTAATACGGTTGATTGAACGGCAGCCACGCCTGCCATTGATCCCGCGCTTTTTAACGGTGCTACCAGTTCGCTTGATAATGCTGAACCTGTACCTGTCAGTGAAGTTATGGCAGTCCGCAATGACGACGTTTCCTTTTTAACATCAGTCATTCCGGTTTTAAGTCCGTGTGTGGCAACCGTTGCATCGAGTGCATCAGAAGTAAGTCCGCCGCTGCTTCCCAAACTGCTTTTAGATGTATTTCCAACATCACGAAGTTCCATTTTAGCTGAAGCTAGTTGCGCACGAAGTTCATTTACTCCTGATGTGTCAACGCTCACGCCAATTGTTGATCCATCAAGTGAATTAATGGTGTTTTCTAGGCCATCAAGCTCAGAAGTATCAACGTTGGTAGTAACGTCAATTGGCGACGTTGCTATATCATCAATAGTAGTTTTTGCCGCATCAATTGCGCTGGTGTCAACGTTGGTGGCAACGTCAATCGTTGAATCCTGCATCGAATTGATGGTGCTTTCTGCATCGGTGATTGGCGCGGTGTCAACATTGGTGGAGATGTCAACGGTTTTATCTCCCATTGAATCAATTGCTGATTGCAAATTGGTTATTGCACTATCATCAACATCATTAATGCTTAGTTGAACAGCCAAATCAGCTATGACATCTGCCATTGGTTAGTTACCGTTTAAGGTTCGGGTTCCGGTATGTCAAAAATCGAAAATTTCTGCTGTGGCCCAGTTCCGCCAGTTCCAGATTTTGCACTGGCTTCATTGCGCTTTCTTTCCCGTTCCTGCTCTTCGGATTTTATTTTAAAATACGCAACCCATTGCGTGATCTCATAACTGCTTGTATTTGCGCATAGTTGCGAAAAAGTCATATGCAGTTTCTCTGCAAGTGTAAAATAAACACGAAGGTCTGCATTACCCTTCAGTTTTTTTCTGCTTCATCCACTCCTTCTGGATTCAGACCAGAAAGTTTCTGAATGACGGTTGCCAGGCGTTCCAGTGGTGCGCTGTTTTTCATCAACAGCGCCGCCTTCTGTGACGGCACAAATATGCGGTCCCCTGTGTCTGGATTATGCGCGCCTAAAATCACAATGTCAGCAGTGGTGCTGTTGGTTTTTACTTTGTTGGTTTTACCATCCACTTCAAGCATTGAACTGAGCACTGCACGATCAGCGCCGCTTAAATTCTTGCACAGGATCTTTTTGTTATTCCACTCAGGAACGATAACAATCTCTGTGCGTTCATCATTTATGTTCAAAATTTCTTCTGCCATCGAGATAGCAGTTTTAGCTGCTTTTAATTGATTTGTTTCATCTACCAAAGCATATCACCAAATTTCCTAAATTCAAATCCATTCCGCAATCTACAATCTGCTTATTATGTGGCCATCTGCGTCAGCGTCGCCTTCCCATGAAATTGTCTGTTCCAGGTTGCCGTCCAGCACTGCTTTCAGTTCTTCATCAGAGATCAATGCCCACGTCAGCAAAGAAAGGTTTGCATTCACATACAATTGGAGTGCAATCGTTGCATCTGCCAGCATTTCAACGTTGAAATATGGCGCGATGGACAATGCCGCGCTTTCTGTTGGATCATAGAAGGTTCCAATTGTTCCTGTCACATCACGCACCACTTTGGCGACGCTTTGATACGGTTGATTAAATGGTGTCTGGTCTGTAATCTTTGGTTTCAGCGAAAGACTGAAATCGTTTGCATACAGCAGCGGCGTCATTGGCAGGTATTTGCCGCTAACCGTCATCGTGTGTGTCGTTTCATCTGCCGTTGAAGTAAACGTTCCTGTCAACCGATTAAGCGTTATCGTGCCGGTGGGTCCGGCAGACCAGTTTTGTGTCTGTGTGTATTGCGGATCAAGCACCTGTTTAGCTGCAGCGGTTATCTGGAATATCTTATTGGAACCGCTTTTTGTGGTGGCTTCTGTTGACAGTGAAGCAGGCGTTCCGCTAATGTAAACAACAGCGTGGTGGCCTGCAGTGATTGTTGGAGCCATATTACCACGTTTTATGTTATGACCACAGCAGAACTGGAAGCGTTACTTACTGAATAGGTAACTTCAACATAGCCATCTGGCGTGTTCTTAACGTCTATATCGTCAACAACTGCTTTAAATTCGACAGCAGGCGTAGATGCCGTCAACAGGATTTTCACATACAGGTCAGTATCTGAAATCATGTTTGCCCATATGAAAGCCTGGCCAGTTGCCGCTTTGTCCAAAAATCCTGAAAGTGTTGCCGTAACATCCTTTATGCCTGGTGCGCGTGCAATATACACCGGCGCACTAGCTGCAAATTCTGTTACATCAACAGACTTACCAGAAAACTTCAAGTCAATATTGTTGATATGTTCAAGCACATTTGCTGGTGTTGCAGTTGCCGCAACTTTTGCAGTGGGCAAATTGCCTTTAGTTATTGCCATTTTCTTTGTTCACCTTTTCCTTTTCCGTTCAGTTATCCGTTTGTTATCACGCCAGTAGATTGCGCTGAAAACGTGACATCCACAGTTCCATCTGGCGTTGTTTTTATGTCCAGACCATCAACTTCAACGCGTGATTTTACATAATGCGTGCCGTCATACAGATACTTAAACCACAATTCGTCATCACCAACCGCGTTGTCCATCAAAATTGTCTGGCCTGTCGTATCTCCGTAATCATCCCAAAATCCGCCTGCAGTATAAGTTACTGATTGCATCCCTGTGATTCTGGAAACAAATTCTTGTGCGCTGCAAGTAAAAACTGTGCTGTCAATGTTTTTCATTGAATACTTTGCTTCCAGTGTGTTCATCTGCGCAACTATGTTGTATGCACCTGCGCCGCCTGCAACGTTCGACGCCTGCAGACAACCCAATATGCCTTTAGTTATTGCCATCTTTTTCTATCGCCTCTTATTGTTGCTACTTCTACCGCCTTACTGCTGCACCACGTTTAAGGACAAAGAAACGATGCCATGATAATGCAGCATGTCCATGTCGCGAATTACGTTTGAAAAATCAACCCGCGTTCTTATGTGGTCATATCCTGTAATGGTTAAATCCTGGTTATCCAGCAATTCTTTTATGTGCGCTATTATGTCGGCGCATTCTTTAGCACCACGATACACTGACCAGATATGTAAGATATAGGTTACGCGCTCCCCGTATTCGTCATTCAGGCAATCCCAGGGCGCTTCTGTTGGATTATCCAGATTAATATACGGTTCCTGTGTGCTTTCTGGCACATAATCAAATGAACTGCAGCCGTGTGTTTCAACCAGGTGCGTGTTGGTGTTCAACGTGGTTAAAATGGCATAGGCGACTTCCAGAATTGAAGATTCGCGCGTCTTTGTCATGATTTATTCTTCTGTCAACTGACTTCTAATATAATCCGCAACCGCATCGCGTGATTCTTCTGTGCCGTTTCGCATATACCATTGGCCAGGAACAAAACTGCCGCTGCGCGTGTGGTGTCCAACTTCCACGTAATAAGCATAATCAGTGTGCGGTGCAACCTGCACTTCTGTATCGCTGACCTGTTCAACTTCGATGCTGCCGCGCAACAGACCGGTATCAACCGGCGCGTTTTCTTTGCAGGCGGTGGCAATCAACTCACCGCCCTGATACAGCGCCGTTGCTGCTTTTGCCTTTATGTCATCAATTTTAGCCTGGACAATTGCCGTTATGTCTGTTTTGTCAACTGCGATTTTTATTTCCATTACTAAATTCCGCCTGTCGGCATAGTCCTTTCAAAGCAAAACATTTCCAGGAAAAGGTCTTGTTCTTCTACATTGTTCAATTCGTAAATGTTCAGCATCTTGCCGTTGCTTCGTCTGATCCAGTGTTTGATGGTGATGTCAGGATTATACCACATTGTCACTTTGTAAAATGCTGTCCCTTCAATGGTTCCTGCATATGCGTGTTCCGTCCCCAAACGTGGTGATGGTGTCTTGAATGTCTTTTCTATCGCACACCATGCCGTTGCAATGACAGTTTCAACGGGATCTTGCAGGCCACCGTAGCCGTCTGATACTTCGGTAAGTTCTATGATGTCAACGCGGTTTCTGAATAACCAGAACGGCGGTTGCGCTGGTTGGGTTGGCTGCTGCTGCGGCACTTGCATTATTGCCATTTTCTTAGTTTATCCTTATAGGTAAACACGATACGTCTGCAGTTTCGTTATCACATCAGGCGGCAGCACTCCGGTAGATCCCTGCGTGAAATAATATGCCGCCGCTTCAATGATGCAGTCCCGTATTTCCTGCGGCACGTCAGAAGCAAGATCGCCGTAACCCGCATCAAAGGTGATCGCCATGCAGTCATAGTTACGCAGAGCGATGCCCATTGCCCAGGCATAGCCAATTTTAAGATAGATGCGGCAGGGTTCAGATGTCGTGTCAACGTTGTATTGCGTCGGATCTTGCAGCACCGCGGCATCTTTCGTGTTGTAAAAGGTTATGTTATCAATCTGTTGCAGTGGTGGGCGCATTATCGCAATGTTATCCTGGACCTGCACGATGTCCAGCGTCTGCACCCAGGTCTGCGTGATGAATGCGCGCCTGGTGTAGTTTTCTGCGGCTATTCGCGCAGATGTGGCAAACTGCTGTAGTCGGTCATTATAATCATCGCTGTCCAGGCGCAGAAACGTCTGAACGTCTGCACCATCCACTGGTTCATCTACTGGCGGTGTAACTATCTGTATCATGCTATCACATCACGCTACCACTATCATGCGCCCTCCCATGTGGTTGTAGGCGTTACGGTAAACCGCCCCATAAACGATTCTGGAACTTCCTGTGTCCCGTCTAAAAATTTTAGGCGTAATTCGTGCTTATATTGTTTCTTAGCTGTTGTCGATCCAAGTATTGGAGCGCCTTCATATGCGGCTTCCGGTGCAGTATCAACAGCCAATAGTGACATTGAGAATTGCGGAACAATGTTGCCGTCTGGATCATATCCCGTTGCATTGATGATTGAAATAGTTCCTGCCGCCAAACTTTTTTCCAGCATTAATTGTATGCCGCCCCTAACTTCCCATTCGATTGTGTCAATAAAGGTGAAATCAATTGGTTTCGCAGATTCTTGCGTGTCTAATAGCGTGACAATATATCTTCGCGCAGAGCCTGCAACTAAGGTAAGGTCCGTCATTTTTCACCTACGTATTAAGATACGCCGTTATCGGTTGTGTTTCGTCAAGATACGCCGTTATCGGTTGTGTGTAAACCTTTAGAATATTACTTATCACGCACTGCAGACTGCAGGCGTTCCGTTCAAATTCTCCTATGCTTGAAAATGATGCATACCACGTTCCCAAGCGCGTTGTAAGACATGATGCGCGTTCAAATTCGCCTATGCTTGAAAATGACGCATATACACGCATATACAGCGACGTTGTAAGACATGATGCGCGTTCAAATTCGCCTATGCTTGAAAAGGTTGCAGTTACGTCTGCCATTTTTTCCCTGTAAATCCCTTAGAACTTAGAACTTAGAACCTAGAACAACTGCCTGTGGTATATTCCCAATGTCGTGTGATTGCCGCCCACAATCGAATCAAAGAGGATATAGTATTTGTCCCCCGCTACACTAACAATAGACAGGTCTGATATAAAGCAGAACAGCGGACTTGTTGCGGCGGTCGCGCCTTTCTTAAAGATGCACGCGCCGCTTATGTCAGTGAATGTTACCCCTGTCCACAAAATTGAGTATGCAGGCGTTGCCCCTGCGTTTGCATTATAGACGACATAATTATACGGAGCGAAAAGCGTTGATTCAATATATGGCGTCACAGTCGTTAACTGATTCGCCGCGTCTAAGCTGCCGCTGAAATCGGCCTTGGGATATGTTCCGGTATTTGCAATCTCATGCGTGCTAATGTCTGAGAAATGAACGTCGTTTTCTACATCCTGCGTGTAGGTGCTGTCCATAAGCGCGATGTATATGGGACTGTTTGTATCATCGCCCCACGCTATCGTCTCTGTGCCTATTTTTCCGCCTAGACGCAATGCCCCGCCGTTGTAAGGATGCCCCGTCATTTTTTATGCCTGCCTCTTCTCGTTACGGTATCTCGTAACGTCATACATTCCAACCAACAGGGACGGTTATATTTTGATTAACGTCGAACGTTGCGGTTATTTCTTCAACTGTCCCGTCATATTCAAACTGGCTAATGTCAATACAATCCGCCATCGCTTGATGCCCTAATGCGTTTGGATGTGGATAGCCTGTGCCGACTAAATACGCCGGAATCATATGCCCTGGATTCGCCGGATCTTCTACTGCTGAGTGAAAGTCGATGCAGTAATATCCTTGTGCCGCAGCAAACGCCGTTATCCAAATATTCGCTTCTGTTATGAACGTATCATACCAACCGCCATATGTGTGCGGATTAGTCGCTAAATTTATCCACTGCTCATGGTATGGCGTTATCGTTGCCAGAACTGGTTTGATGTTCGCGGCTTCTGCCTTCGCGCACATAGTTGTAATATTAGCCGTCAAATAAGGAACGCCATCAACTTGCGGGCAACCTGCCGCTCCGTATATGTATCGGTAAATGTCATTTGTTCCGGCAAGAATAATCACAAATGCCGGATGTAATGCAATAACGTCCGTGTCAAACCGCGTGAGCATATCGCCGCCTGCACCTAGATTAACGTAATACGCTTGTCCGCAATATGGGCCGCTTGTATCGCCTGCAACGCCTTTGTCTATTACGGATGACGGTTGACCCATTCTTGCCGCAAGTCTGTATGGCCAACCATAGTGAACAGGGATGCCTAAGACATTAGTAGTGCCGCCTGCGGTTATGCTATCACCAATGCAAACGATGGAGTTGTAATATGTTGTCATTTCTTAGTTTTTTAGTTTTTTCTTATTTCTGAATTTCTGAATTTCTGATTATTTATAGAAAACCAACCGCGTATTTCCAGCACCGCCGGTGCTTGTTGTGAGCGTAGTATCAAATTCAAACAAACCGTAATAACTCCC